CTCCTTCCACCCCTCTGCCGATGCGCAGTACCTTTGCATATACCTCTTGGCACCTGCGACCGACTTGCCAACCACCCTTGACCCACCCTCACAGCACACCCGATCGGCGTTGGTGCTCGTGATGTACGGACACTGGTAGTTATAGTGATAGTAGTCCATCCTCACCTCCTGAATCTATTCATCATACTTCCTCCCATGTGAACCTTCCCTTGCCAGAATTCCTCCACTGACCGATGCCTCTGTAAGCACCATAATCAAGCCACTCTCTTACCACAGCTTCATGGCTGTCAAGCATGCATACTATAGTCAGCTCTATACTGCTGCCTGACGGCACCGTTTCAGAATTGGCAAGGCTGATGCGTTCGCCCTGCGCCGTCTGCCCACGGAGCGGTCTCTGACATGAACCAATGCTTCCTCCGTGCATGTCTATAGGGATTCTTCTCTCCTTGACGAAGATGAGACCGTCTATCTCTTTTTTATACGCTTTTATCTTGCTTGACTGCGTACTGGCTATCTTGCGAAGCACCCCACAGGAATCCTTGAAGAATCCCTTGACCTGATAATCCCAGAAGAAAGGTGTGCCGTCTTCCGTCTTCGGGAAGATGGTCTTCGACTTCTCAATGACTTCTTCGACACCGATGGCTTCAACCTCTTCTTCTCTTGTCCTCGCATCAGGTGCCTTTGATGCTATGAATTCCTCGTGGATGCTTGGGTCGTTGGAACACGTACCAAGTACCTCTTCTTCGAATGTGATTCTTACTTTTAACTCTTTCATTGTTTTCTCCTTTTTATTTTTTGTTTTTTGTTTTGCCTTTGCTATACGAAGCTGTCCGATTCAATGCCTTCTCAGGTCGATTCGATGCTGTCCGTTGCCGTAGCTCATCCTCGACAGCACTGTGCTATGCCGTAGCAATGCTAACCTTTGCTCTGCCTTTGCGACTCGATGCTGTGCCGTTCAGTGCTGTGCCTTTGCCATTCTAACCATCGCTCTGCCCTTGCGAACCGATGCAAATCATTGCTATGCCTTTGCGCTGCGCATCTATACCTTTCCTTGCCATTCAATGCCCTTGCTATGATGTGACATGCTGTGCCCTTGCTATGCGCACGTTGCGATGCTTTGCTATGCCGTTGCGACTCGATGCTGTGCCGTTCAGTGCTGTGCCTTTGCCGGGCTTACCTACGCGTTGCCGTTGCAACTCAATGCTATGCTATGCCTTTGCTTGGCTGAACGGTGCAGTACAGCACCTTTGCTTGTCAGCTGTAATGCATGTCGTAATATTCAGCTACCTCTGGGAACCTCGTCTCGAAGTCCATGAGGTAACGGTAGCAAGCACTCTTTACGCCGTTGGCAACAGCAAATTCTCGAAGGCTTTTCTTTTTAAAGAAGCCGGGCTGATTGCACCAGCGAGCAATACTTACATACACACCTCGGTACGGGCTTTCTTTGTATCGATTGAACCGCATCACATAAGGTAGACATCTGTTGTGCATTAGAATCTCGATGCGATGCAATAAATCGAAGATGTCCTGCTTCCAGAATTCCGCATCCCATTTATCATTCCTATCGAACCCTGTGAAGCAGTAAAACTTCATGACGGAATTTGTATAGTTGCGAGCCAGCTTTATCTTTCTTTCGATGAGTTCCGCATCGGCAACATTGTCGAAAGCAAAGATGTAGTCACTGTCATATTTACTGCTGAAGAGAGCACCACATTTTTCTTCATTTAGCAGACGTTCATCCAACCCCTGCTTGAATTGGAAGTAGCGATTGGTCTGCTGAACGTCAGTCAGGAGTTCTCGCCAGTGAGGGCAACCGAAAAAGTTATCGTCAAGCAGACAGATTTTTGCTCTGGAAGGATCATAAAATTCTGACAACGGGCTGTGGACAGCAACCCGGTCATAATTCTTATTGACGCAAAAGTCGCATTTGCGGAAGCACCCTCTCGTCAAGAAGCCAATGGAGTAATCCGTATAATAAATGTACTCTCTGGGTTTCCCTCCATTAGCGAGTTGAATGCTGACCCATGTGTCATACAGATGGTAGTCAGGCATTTGGTGCTCGATGGCGGCAGAAAGGTACGGCGCATTATCATAATAGAAACCTGTACCCCCATAGCTGACATTATCCATAAGTAACACCTCATTCGGCACAGGAGTGTCGGTGAACACCTTGGATATGTACACAGCATCATAATCAACGAGGCTGTCATAATCCGTTTTAAATTCCACTGAATCACCGTGCGTCTTATGATACGCTGAAATCTTCATGCAAGCCAAGTTTGGAAACCGATGCCGTTTGCGACCAATGAGGTCAGCATCAATGATAGCTACTTTCATTCTTCTAACTCCTTAATGACATACTTTCTGCCACCCACATTTATAGCGTGCATATAAAATGCCGCTTCGAATTCATTTCTATTCTTGGGGGTCAAATCCCTTGTGCGCAGATACTCTTTGATTGCTATCATTACAGCTACCTTCTGTCCCATGCTCATGTACTCCCTAGCATCACCGTTCATGTCCAATCTCCTTAACTGCTTTATTTGCCAGTTCTTTGAATCTGCTGTTCAGACCACCTACAGCCAACTCAACCTTCTGTCTGTTGATGATGTCCCTGTGAGCCTTTATTATTCTGCTGAATGCATACTGCAGGTCATCCTGCTCCATAGTACCCCACTCTCGAAGCACCGATGGTGACCCCACTGCCCTTTGCAGGGTATTGGGCAGTCGGTTGAATTCGTCTTCGTATCCGTAGTTAGCATTACGGCTTGCCATGATAAGTCGGTGGAGTATCTCTCCCTCATCGAATTCTTCAGGCTGTGTCAGCTTGTCCACTATCAGTCCGTGAAGCTGTCCGACTGTCGGAGCAAATCCTGATCTGTCAGTTTGCGCATATGCTACAAGTGCTTCACTAATCAGCCAGTTATCGTCATTTGCCAGGACCGAATGCCACGCTTCAACCATCAGTTTTTTATCCACGGTTTTAAAGTTGGGATATATAGCTTCTATCTTTGCCATCAGTAAGGCTGTTTCACTCTTCGTCATAGTACCCCCACGATTTAAGACTATCCTGTAATGCTTCCTCTGTACTCTTTTCAACCTTCGCTGCGAAATCCTTATCATAGGATCCCTCTAACACCTTCTGGATCGCATTCCGGTTAATATACGAATCCCATGATATCGAGCCTCTGCGTTTCAGATAAGGTGATTTCGCAACTCTTCTTATCGCTTCAAAGACTCCCTCCATCCCCACAAGGTTGATGCATATTCTTAATTCATCTTCGCGCTTTGTACAAGGAATTATTTTACGAATATGCACGGTGTGGGGAATCGCGTTCCATGCTTTAACCAGCTCGTCATATTCATCCATTCCCGGCTGAAGGGTCCCCACTACACTTATATCATTATCATTATCATTACCCTTATCATTATCATTACCCTTATCATTATCATTACCATTATCATTATCATTACCATTATCATTATCATTACCATTATCATTATCATTACCATTATCGGCTGCCATCGTTAGCGAAAGCTTGCCATCGTTAGCGAACGCTTGCGAACGCTTCAAAGCGTTTTCTCTGTTGCGCTCGCACTTTCTCGCATATGCTTCATTGTCACGATCAAGCTGCTGTCTGATAGGGATAAAAATCAATTTTAATGTCTTGTCCATTTCCGGCAATGGCAAACCCGCCTGATAATGAAGTATTGCTGTGAACAGAATGCCACGCTCCTCTAGAGAAAGATATTCGAGCTGTTCCATGCAGTCCGTATATATCAATACATTGTTTTTAGCCATTTATTTCATGTGCCTCCTGGCGTATTCTGCCATCAGTAGTGCTTCAGCCATTCCGTCGTGGTCTTTGGTGCATCGTTCTGTGCGTTTCAAGTTGATGTTTGGAAAAAGGCGCTTTGCAGCCTTTATTGAACTTTCTTTATCCGCTGTGACTGAGAATTCTTTCTTCCATTTCTGTGGCGGGACGAGTTCATAGCTTATGTCGCAAGCCTCTAATACACCGAGGATATATCCAAAAGATCTTCCAAAATTGAACATTGATGTCACTCCCTGTCCCGGCATAGCACCGACTTTTTCAACCACCGCCTTAACCTGCTTATCCCTTAATCCGTTGCACAACCCTATAAAGTGTTCATCATCCCATACGCTTGTATTTACAAGTATTCTTTCTTCCCCCCGGTCTGTAATGCATGAGATTCCACCGCTTTTTCCGGGATCGATTCCTATATAAATCATGTAGCCCTCCTTCGGGCACCCTGTTATGAGTGCCCTTTTAAATAATAATTTCGTGATAATATTCAACCTTTAAAGGAGAGTGCTTATTAGTTACCAAAGAATGCCTGTTCTATAGACATCTGCGATTCTGTCTGCTGTGGCTCTGCAGGTGTTTCCGGTACCGGTACATCTACAACCTTCTGCTGCGGTTCTGTTTCAACAATTTCCTCTGTATCAACATATTCCCTGGTGCCATCCTCCCGGATAACCGCCTGATCTGCCTCGTATGCAGTCTGCATATCAATGCTCATGATTCCCCACTTCGATATGATCTGTCGCAGCATGGTCTTAAGTGCCATCGAGTCAAAATCGCGTTCCCAGAAGGTATATCCCTTCTTTGTAGCGTACCCCTTGCTGTATTTGGCTGCGTGTGCTTCCATCTTCTCGCGGGACCAATAAATTGCTTTTTTAAAGCCGTTAAGATACTCAAACATCGCATAGTAGCCTATAGTATCAGCATTTTCCCTGGCCACCTCATCGTCAATCAGATTGACCTCGATTTCTTCCTCCAACGGATTAAATCTAATGAGCTCACCTTCTTTAATAGCCAACACATTGATTTTTTTATACTGGCCACTTCTTATTGCCAGCTGAAGATATCCCTTATACCCGAGCTGAAACTGTGCTTCAACCGTACCCTGACGGTTGTTTCTGAATGGTACCATGTAGTAATGGCCTAGCTGTGGCGAAGGGCTGAGTTTTAATCCTTCTCCGAGAAGTGCAGCTGCTAATATGCTCTGTTTTGAGCATTCCTGAAGTGCCGGGTTTGCCTGAACCGCTGATACTATCGAGGTTATAAAGCCTTCGGAATGCTTTCCTACCACAGCGTTGATCTGTGCTTTGACTGCGTCATTTGACATATACGCTGCCATGCTGAGTTTCTGCTTGCTGTTCGCCATAAGGCTGTTCTGTACTGCCATTGTTGTTCCTCCTTAAATTTTCTCGAAATGAATATTGTTTGCCCTCATAAAACCGGCAAGTGCCTGTGCCTCATCAACGCTTACTAAGACCTTAAATCCTAACCATGTGCGCCTCGGCTCATCCATAACAGCATCATATTCAGGCATTCCCGTTTGGAGTTCAGGCGGGTCCGCTTGGGCCTTCGCTTTTTTAATTCCGCAATCTGCTTCAACCCTTCTGCGTATTTGATTGCTTCGCCAAGATTCAGAGAATGTTTGTAGTTCTCCTGGGCTTCAAATCCAAATTCTGCAAGTCTGCCAAGAACAGCCAGCTCGTTTATTACTGTTTCGTGCTGTAAGTTCAGATCATCCTCAATCTGCTTCATGCTGTAAGATGCATTCAGCCATTTAGAGTTCCAAATAGCTGAACTTCTAAGCCATGACTGGTCTTCAAATATTTTCTGAAAAAGCTCGTTGATCTGTTCCTCCTTTTCCAGCTTTTTCTTGTCTTCATACTCCTTGACCTGCTTATCAACGCAGTCAACTGCCTTATCGATGATCCCGCAGAGCTCGTTGACCTTAGTCTTGAAATCCTGAAAAGGTGCCATAAATTCACGTTCGAGCCTGATTCGCTCATCATTCAGAGATTTCTTAACCTTGTTCAGCTTGCTCCGGTCTGCCTTGGCCTCCTTAATCATGTCGTCCGTATAGACAACAGTCTCATAGTGGCTAACTCTTTCTGTCAGCTCCGCTTTTAATTCCTGATAGTTAAATTCCAGGGATTCCGGAAGCCTAACTTCTGTTACCTTAAGTTCCATATTGATTTCCTCCTTTATATGTTCGGAAGCAGCAACGAAGGCCTTATATCATCTTCCACACGCTTCCAAAATTTTTCAGCCTCATAAAATAAGTATTTAATATCTTCTTCAACCTCGTTCCGTTCTATGTGGTAGTGCTTCGTCTGCTTGTGCAACACTCCATTAAATTCACTTTTTAGTTGCGCAACCAGAATTGCAAAATCAAATTCGGTCACTCCCAAATACCAAAGGACCTGGCAGAAATAATTATCCGGTATTCTGTCATTCCACTTTTCTTTCTGCATTGACTGTAGGATGTTGGTTGTCTTTATTTCCAAGATACCTTTTCTTCCGGTTTCCCTTTCAATGAGAACCCCGTCCAGGGAAGCAGCCGCGAATGGGTATTTGTCGTTTGTATAGCTGTTGTTCTCCATGTATTGGACCTCGTACTGCGGGAAATCCAATGCAAATAATGCTCTTAAATATTCCTCTGCTTCAGATCCATACCGTACACAAGGGTTCCCGGATATGTCCGGTGGTATGATTCGACCCGTTTTTTCATTCCATAATTCCAAATTGCTTTTATATGGATTCAGCCCGATTACTGCAGCCGCATCAGAACCGCCAATATACGACATCCTGTTCTTAAGCCAGTCTTCTCTGTCTTTCAGTTGTTTAACCATTACGCTCATCACAAAAACCTCCCGTTAGGTCTGTAAGGAGTCCTGAAGTTTGTTCTCTCCCCTTTGTATACAATTCGCATACCGGTTTTAGGATTGGTTCTTGCCCGTACCGCTCTGTCCGTACACCATCACTAGAATTGCCATTTTTTATTTTCTCTCTTTCTTTTTATCTGATTCTCAAGCTTTGTGTCTGCTCCAAGTGCGCAAATGAGAGTATCTCTCCTGCCTTGAGTGCATCCTTAATAGCTGTTTTATCAATCTTTGATGGCTGTGGTATCAGATACTCATCAGGCACCTCTGACTCATCATCGATAGCTACGGCGGCAGGATTGTTCTGAATGCCGAAGCTGAACAGATTAGTCTTGAATTTTGTTTTGCCTGTCAGTTCCATCGTTTTCTGAAGGTTTTCCTTCAATTTTTTTGCATTGTTGTCGATGGCTTTCTTTCGTGCCGTGAGCCTGTCTATCTGTTCCTTCAACAGCTCGGAGTCTCCTGCCAACTGTGTGGGTATCTTGGCATATCCGTCAGCTTTATCTTCAATGGCTCCATCGATGCCTTCAATGGTGTCCAGTATCACATCCTCGGTATCCTCGTCAGCAGGCTCTGACATCAGTTCATACAGCTTCAGCCAGTCATCGGTTAATTGATACAATGTCATTTTTCCTTTTCTCCTTTTCCCTTTTTTCCAGTTCCAGTTCGGCGGCAGTGAATTTGTCTCTCTCGCTAGGATTGACTATCCACTCATGACCGACTTTTATGATTTCCGCATTCCGTATCAGGAATGCATTGATGTCTATGCTCATACCCTACCTCCATATTCCATCAGGGCGGTACGGAGTCTTCAATGCACCTTTCTCTCCGACTTTGACCAGACGGTATCTCTCATCACGGATTTTCTTTTGTGGCTGTTTCCACTTCCACTTGGTGTAAAGCAACCATGCTACCCATACGTCATCATCGTTAGACAAGTGCAGGTTGGGGATGTTCTGCTCTCTAAGCCATTTCCTTTTGTCGGCTATCCATTCCTTGTAGTACTTCTCAACCGACTGTCTGCATAAGCCTGTCTGCTCTCTGACAACTTTCTTGGATAAGGCTTCATTGAACATCCCGTGTAACATTTGCCTCATTTCTTCAGTCGTTTTTTTCGCCATATTCTGCCTCCAACCCAAGATGCTTGAGAACTACATCCAACTTCCATCTGACCGACCTTCCTACATTGATTCGTACATCAGATTCCGTCCCAACCTTGACCGCTGTCTGTTCTGATACCGACTAGCATATCGGCGAGTTTTTAGTGGTTACCAACAGCTTTTTCATGTTTTGTCCCCTCCCAGT